CATTAAAAGTATTAGATAGATACATGCAACAAGATGTAGATATCAGAAGACCAGTCTTTATATGTTTAGATTCACTTGGTATGTTATCAACTACTAAAGAAGTAGAAGATACAGAAGCTGGAAAAGAAACAAGAGACATGACTAGAGCACAAGTTTTAAAAGCTGCATTTAGAGTGTTGACTTTAAAACTTGGAAAAGCAAAAGTACCGATGGTCGTAACAAATCATACTTATGATGTTGTTGGTTCAATGTTCCCATCTAAAGAAATGGGTGGTGGTGGTGGATTAAAATATGCTGCTTCAAGTATTGTTTATCTTTCTAAGAAAAAAGAGAAAGATGGTACAGAAGTTATAGGTAATATTATTCATTGTAAGAATCATAAGTCAAGATTAACTGTGGAAAATAAAATAGTAGATGTTAGACTAACTTATAATAAAGGACTTGATAGATATTATGGATTACTTGACTTGGCAGTAGAATGTGGAGTATTTAAACAAATATCAACTCGTATTGAATTACCAGATGGTAGTAAACAATATGCAAAAACAATTAATAATGACCCAGAAAAATATTTTACAGAAGATGTTATGAAACAACTTGAAGAATTTGCAAAAAAAGAATTTAGATATGGTAACGATAGTTAATCAATGTTGTACACCATTATTTTTAGATTTTTTTAAACATCAAATTACTAAATCTAATAAATGGAATTTTAATTATCCTATGGGTAAACCATTTGAGGATAAACATGCAAAAATTGATATCATAATGGGTAATACTATACATGATGAATTTTTGGCTGGTGTGTCTATGAGTTTGTTAATGATGATTCATGAAAAAGCAAAACAAAAAAATATAAATGTTCCCCTAGACTTATTGTTTTGTGGTATATCTATGAAAGATAAACATAGAGAAGATAATATACATACAGACCATGAAAATGATGAAGAACTGAAAGGCACACCACTCATTAAAGTATTAGGAATATTAAATTCAGATTGGAATCATGAAACTGATGGTGGTGGATTTGAACATGGAGATGATATTAACAAACTTAAACCTGGTGACTTTTTAATATTTGACCCTAAAGTAAAACATAGAGCAGAAAATATAATTTCTGATAAAAAAAGAATAGCAATAGATTGGACTTTAAAAAATGGATAATTTAATAAAAGTTTATGATAATGTAATCGGTGATGATTATTGTGATAAACTAATAGAAAAATTTAAATATAATACACAACTACATCAAAATTTTGATGATAGAGGTATGATATTTACACAGATTAATATTCAAAAAGCTGGTTGGTTAACTGATGTAAAATTTCTTAGTAATACATTCCAACAGTATTTTGAAAAATACAAAGAAGATTGTGGTATAATAAAACAACAAATGCCTGTGTCTTATATAATAGAACCTGTTAGAATGAAAAGATATCTTGCAAATGATTATGATGAGTTCAAACAACATGTAGATGTAAATCAAAAAACAAACTGTACAAGATTTTTAGTATTCTTCATTTATCTAGATAATAATATTAAAGGAAAAACAATATTTCCAAATTTAAGTAGAGAGATAGATTGTAAAAAGGGAAGTTTATTAATATTTCCACCAATGTGGCCATGGTTACATGCTGGACAGAAAGCAGCAAGAAAATCAAAATATATTATGCAGAGTTATTTACATTATGTCTGATATTAAAGATAGTTATGTATTTGTAGAGAGTACATCACAAGACCAAACATGTATAGGTATTCAAGACGGAAAGTTTGCTGGTGTAGTTTATAAGTATGGAAAAGTTTCAGTAGGTGATGAAAGAAAAGATGGTAATATGCCATTTAAATTTGAATTTGAAATTGTAGATAATAATTCAATACCAAAAGAACAGTTTGGTGATGATTGGTCAAAATTAATAGGTGATATTTTAGTAAATATAATGGAAAAGGAATATGCAAAATCAGACAATAGAAAGAACGATACTAACAAATCTTCTAAATAACGAAGAATATACAAGAAAGGTTTTACCTTTTATTAAGTCAGAATATTTTGATGTAAAAGAAGAAAGGGTTATCTTTGATGAGATATTAAAGTTTGTAGATAAGTATAATAAACCATCTACACAAACATCTTTAGAAATAGAAGTTAGTACAAGAAAAGATTTAAATGAGATTGAACATAAAAAGATTGTAGAGATAATCAAAACTCTTAAATCAGAGACAATAGATTTTAATTGGTTAGTAGATACAACTGAAAAGTTTTGTAAAGATAAAGCAATCTATAATGCAATCGTTGAAGGTGTTGGTATTATAGATGGTAGAGATAAAACTAAAACACCAGATTCTATCCCAGAAATATTAACAGAAGCTCTTGCAGTTTCATTTGATAATTCTGTTGGTCATGATTATCTAGAAGACCACGAATCAAGATATGATTTCTATCATCATAAAGAAGTAAGAATACCATTTGATTTAGATTTCTTTAATAGAATTACTAAAGGTGGACTTCCACCAAAGACTTTAAACATCGCACTTGCTGGTACAGGTGTTGGTAAATCTTTATTCATGTGTCATATAGCTGCAAATTGTTTATTACAAGGAAAGAATGTTCTGTATATAACTTTAGAGATGGCAGAAGAAAGAGTTGCAGAGAGAATAGATGCCAACATGATGAATATAAGTATAGCAGATTTACATGACCTACCTAAGAAGATGTTCAATGATAAGATTCAAAAATTACAGAAGAAGTCAAAAGGAAAATTAATTATAAAAGAATATCCAACTGCAGCTGCACATGCTGGTCATTTTCGTGGACTATTAAAAGAACTTGCAATCAAGAAATCTTTCAAACCAGATATCATCTTTATTGATTATCTAAACATTTGTGTATCAAGTAGATTTAGAGCAGGTAGCTCTATGAACTCTTATATGATAGTTAAATCTATTGCAGAAGAATTGAGAGGTTTGGCAGTAGAGAGTAATGTACCAATCATGTCTGCAACACAAACTACTAGAAGTGGATTTTCAAGTACCGATATAGGACTTGAAGATACATCAGAAAGTTTTGGATTACCAGCAACCGCTGATTTGATGTTTGCATTAATATCCACAGAAGAACTTGAAAATTTAAATCAAATATGCGTTAAACAATTAAAGAATAGATATAATGACCCAACAATGAATAAAAGATTTATTATAGGAATTGATAGAAGTAAAATGAAACTATTTGATGTGGAACTCAAAGCACAAGATGAGTTGGTCGACCATAGTCAAAGTGATGTACCGATTGCTGATAAAGGACAAGGATTCGGTAAAGGTCAAGGCCCCAACTTATCTGGTAGACCAGATGATGTTAACCCATTCACAAAAACGGGGCAAGAAAAAACCAAAGAAGACAAATACGACAAATTCTCTAAGTTAAAAGTTTGATAAATAAACATATACAAACTATATAAAAATGGAGAAATTGAATGTCATTTAGACGCTCTATGGAGCAGTTAAGACCTGCCCCCCAATCAAAAATAAATATACAAGAAAAGATTCAGTATCTTTTAACTGAGGGAAAGGGTGCTGCAACCAAAATGGAAGGTGTTATTGCAGCATGTATTAATAATCATAACCTTTCTGGTCAAACATATGAAAATGCAATGTTAAAAGACCCAATAGTTAAAGAATTTATTACATCAAAAGATGTTGGTGAATTTGGTCGTGGAGTTTTTAATAGGAGAGATAAAAAAGCTAAAGTATTAGCTTTTAGAAAATTTGGTAATGTATTAAATAAAGTCACAAAAGTTCAATCAGCAGATGCTGGATTTGGTCAATCAAAACCATCAATTTCTAAACCATGGACAGATGTAACAGGGAAATCTAATGATACATCTAAAGCAGATATTCTTGTAGGAAATTTTAAAACATCAGTAAAAGGCCCACTAGCACAATTAATGTCAGGTGAGAAAAAAGAAGCAAAGGCCACAATATTAGCTGCATGTGAATCAGCTGGTGTAGGAAATAAATTAAGAAAAGACCTTTTAGGATTAGTAGACCAATTTGTAGAGAACACTAAAACAATAGGTGCAGATGTAACTTCAGGTGCATTAAAAAAAATGTCAGTTGCCGATGTTAAAAAATTAGATAAAGAATTATTAAAACAAAAAAAGATTGATACTTTAAAAGATGGTAATGCAAAAGTAAAAAAAATTTTAGATAATCAAACAAAAACAAAAATGGCAATACAAGAATCTTTTGCCAAAGCATTTGGAGATAAAAAATTAGGGCCAGCATTTGCTATGGAGGCGATGAGTGGTTATGAAAAATTTGGTGGTAAATCATTTCCAAAAGAGCCAGCAGGAGACCCAATGGGAGAAGCAACTCATATGTTAGTGTGGGATTATGGTATGACAAGAGCAAAATTTTTTAAGATTACTAATGCATATGCTTCAAAGGCTGCTAAACAAATGAGTATAAAACCAGATTTAAAAAGTAATTCATATCAAGGTATAGTAAATGGTAAAAAACAAAAATTAGGATATTCATTTTATCAAGCAATGAGAGTGAGTGTTGAACAAAAATTTGGTAAAGAAATGGAAGATATAACAGAGAGTTATTTTGATTCTGTTTACGAACAAAAAATACTTCTATCAGAGGGAGTAATAAATGAAAATATTTTAACTGATAAACTATCTGACCTTTGGAATAATGTAAAAGAAAAATTTGTTCAAGCTTGGAATTGGTTACTAGCAAAAATTCAACAAATAAGAGATTTTGTTGTTGAGGCAATATTTGGAAGTATACCAGAGGCATTAAATGCATTTGAAACTGATGTTGATGTCGGTGGTAATTACAATGCATATGTAAAACTATGAACAATCTAGCAGAACAATTTATATACGAAGATAAGGGTGGAAAAAATCTA